TCAACGTCGTCGTGAGGCTGAAACGCGGCTTGCCGAAGCGGGCCAGCGCCACCTCGTTGGCCGACAGCACACCGGCCTGGATGTATTGAGCATCAGCGTTGGCCACCTTGCCGCGCAAATCAGCCTGCTCATCTTCTGTTGGCGTGTAGTTGGGGCGGAACTCCACCGCCCAGCTCTCCGGTGGATCCTTCCCCTTCCACGGCCCATCGGAGCAGGCCATGGCCAGCTCAAACGCTCGGCGGAGGGGCGGCCGGAGATCGTGGTCCTGCCAATCAGCCACGTCATTGCCAAACGCGGCCTGCTCGCTGCGGCCATCTGCTCCCATGCCGCTGGGGCTTTCACCCCACAGAATGGTGTGGGGCAGTCCTGAGGCACCGGTGATCTCGCCCTTCAGGCCTTCGAGGATGTCGGCGATGCCTGCGGCTGATCGGCTGAGGTTGGCCAGGGTTTCGCCCTCGCCCAGGACGTAGGCCCCATAGACAGACCTGGCCATGCTGTTGACTCGCAGCCGTTCGCGCAGCTTCTGCTCGCCGCCCGCGTCCAGAATCCGCTGCAGGTTCGGGAGGGTGTGAACCACCAGATCAAAATCATGCAAGATGTCCGCGGCGCTCTGCTGGCCTGTCTCGAACCTTTTGAACACGTCCCAGCACAGATCGACCACCGACAGCCCCCACCATTGGCGCGACTGCATGGTGCGCCAGCTGCAGGGCAGGCCCTCAAAGCGGATGATGCGGCTGGCATGAATATCGACCTGCAACGCATCAGCCAGGCCTGGATCGCCTGAAGCCTTCGTCAGGTCGCGATCCTGCTGTGTTTCAAACCAATAGCTTTCAGGCGAACCGATGCCCGTCCAACCTGCAGACGGGTACAACCTCCAGCGATCGATGGGGTAGAACCCCTTGATGCTGCGCAGCCGCTTGAGGTTGAGCGGCTTGTCGATGGGGGTGCGATCATCCGCCAACACCACCAGCGCACCACCGCCATACAGGCGGGCGTAGGTGGCGGCAGTGGTCACGGCCTGCGGCAGCTTCAGCTCTTCTGTCCAACTAACCAGATCATCGAGCTTGCTGCGCTCGGTGGTGGTGGTTTCATCGCCCAGGCCTAGGTCCCAGCCGCTGCGGGTGCCCTGCATGGGAACCTTCTCAACCACCCGGCGGAGCAGCCAGGATTGCTCATAGAGCGCATTGATCTCTGCCTCGCCCAGAGCACGGCCGCCCTGGATGCCAGTGGCCTGGCTGCGGTCGTTGGACGTGCCCATGCCGGTGAGCACGTTCAACAGCGGCCCATCCATCCGGTTGGAATCAGGCGCCTGATCCTGAAGGAATCCGATGGCCAATCTGTAGCCTTCTACGTGGTTTCAGGTTAATGCTGCCCCTGTTGATTGCTGAGCAACGATGACGAACCCCGTAGGGTAGGGCCGGCCTGATCAGACCTCCCCTTTGTGAGCTCGCTGGACGATCAGCTACAGGCGTACTCGCGCTTGCCAATCCCTTCCTTTGAAGAGCAACTGATCCATGGCCGAGCCATTCGAGCCTGGCAAGACTGGCCACCGTCGCCAGCTGACGCCCCGTTGCGGGTGAAGCGTTCAGGGCTGCGGTCCCGCGAGCAGATGGTGGCCCGGAATATGCGGCTGGTCGTGACGTGCAGCCGCTCCTTCAATGTCGCGGGCATCATCTCCCTGGATGTCGCCGATCTGATCCAGGAGGGCTCGATCGGGCTGGCGCGAGCAGTTGAAAAGTTTGACCCGATGCGCGGCTACAAGTTCTCGACCTATGCCGTGCCTTGGATCCGGCAGAGCATGATCCGGTTGATCCATTCCGCCAACGGCATCAGGGTGCCGGTGAAGCGAAGCGAACGGATGCACCAGCTGCGGCAGTGGCGGGAGCGGTTCCAGCTTGAGCATGGCCGGCCGGCCACCGATGTAGAGGCAATGGCGGGGATGGATCTATCGCCTGCTGACCTCCAGACCCTGGCCCTGGCGGCAGCCTGCCACAGGCAGGCCTCGCTGGATGTCCTGATCAATGATGACGAAAGCGAAAGCAACACGCTGTTGACAGCGATTCAGGCGAGCTCAAACAATGCCTCAACACGGCGACAGCAGCAATTGCAGGCAGTCAGCTGCGCCCTGGCGCCCTGGCCACAACAGCAAGAGGTGATGCTGCGGCGCCTTGACGGCGAAACCTTCGCCGAGGTGGCCAGAGGGATGGGGCTGGGCCTGGAGCAGGCCAAAGGCCTCAGCCGTTCCGGGCTCATCAACCTGCGAGAACGCTTGGAGGGCAGGGAAAGCGACCAGCTGGGCCTGTTCAGCACCTTTCGACGCTAGTGCAGGTGTGCCAGTAGAGTGCATACTTACAGGCAAAGAACCGCAGGATGGACGCCCAAGAGGAAGCTCTCACATGGCCCCAAGCGGAAACGCTGGAAGCGATCCGAGCCTTCGGGCGCCGGCATGATTACGCCCCCACCGTTCGGGATCTGCAGCGGGCGCGGGGCCTGAAGGCCACCTCAAGCGTCCAGGCGGCGCTGCTAGGGCTGAGAGCCGCGGGTGCCGTGAGCTGGACCCGCGGGCAACCGCGAACGCTGCGGGTGCTCTGGGATCAGTCACAAGGCCCAGAACTGCGGGGTGAGATGCTCGAAGGCCGCTATCAGGGGCCTGACAATGGCCGCTGAACCGCTGAACCCGGGCGGGCGGAGCCCTGCTGATCAGGCCCGGGCCCTGGGGCTGCAGGCGCTCAAGCGAGAGGCCGGCCCTAGGTCATGTTGACCCATTCGGCCACCATCGGCCGGGTGCGGGCGCCGGCCTCGCAGGCCATGGCCAGAGACATCACGGCATCATCGTGCGCGCCAGCGGCGGCCTCGCGGGTGCCGTCTGGGTGCTGGCGGAAGACTCGCATCTGTTCCCCGTAGATGTCGTTGGGCGGCAGGCCCAGCTCGCCCTGCTCCAGCAGCAGCAGCACCCGATCGGTCATAGCGACCTTCGACGGCCGGCTGGTGGCAACCTCTTCGATCGGGTATCCAGGGCGAAGCCGGGCCAGGCTCTCGGCCACCGCAGCACCCACGCCGTTCTTCTCGATGACGATCAGCTCCGGGGCGAACTGGTCAATCAGCCGGGCGCTGCGCTGCAGGCCGTAATCCCTGCTGCGGCGCGAGTCGTTGAACCGGGCCACCACCTGCCAGGGGCTGGCTGTCACGTCCAGAACCGTGGTCACGAACTCATCATCGGCGCCGCCGTTGGGATCGATCCCGATCACGTAGACGTTCCCGCTGGTTGGATCATCCAGGGCACCGATGGCCTCAGCAGCCTCGATCAGTTCGTGCGGGTAGACCTCGGCATCGGTGGCAGTGAAGTCGAGCTCAAACTCTTGCTGGTAGCGCTGCTGGGTGAGCTGAAACTTCCGCTTGGTCTTCTCCTGGTAGTCAGGGTCAGCGGCAAAGATTGGATGCTGGCTCCAGTGGATCGCAACCTTGCCGAACTGACCATCGGGTGAACGGGCCAGGGTTGGAATCCCGTTCACCGTGGCCGGCCCTAGCGGGATTTCGCCGTGATCAGTGGTCCAGTGCTCATGGAAGCGGCCGCTGCGGCCGTTGGGGGTGCTGACCCACACCGCCCGCGCCCTGGGGCCCAGGAGGCTCAGGGTGGGCATGGCGCCGGTTTCAATCCCGCTCAGCCTCTCAATGAAGGCGCCCTCATCGAACAGGACCATGGAGGCCGATGGGATTCCCCTGGCCGCTCGTTCAGTGGGCGGCAGAAAGTGAAGCGATCCACGGCCAAGGAATTGCAGCTTGCGGGCAGAATCCTTTGGCAGGGGCGGGCAGAAGGAACCAAGGCTGGCCGCCTGGCCTTTGATGCGGGCCGCCAGCTCTGACGCATCCTCGCCGGTCTTGCTGAAAACGATGCCCACCCAAGCTGGGTTTTCAATGGCCATCATCAGCATGTAATTGATGACCGTTTCGGAAACGCCGGTTTGCCTTGATTTCAGGCAGTAAACGTTCTGGGTGCTCCGAATCATTCGGACCAGATTCAGCTGGACCTCCCAGGGAATGAAGGGCAGGTATTTCCCCTGAGACGCAATTGTTGTTCGCGCCGCGAAATGCGGCCACTGCTTCGGCAGGTTGTCCCACAGATTGGATCCGATCGATCCAGTGAAGAGCGGCCTGCGCGGGAGGTGCCGCAAGATGGGCTGCACCCGTTTGCGCGGGCGGTGCAAGCCGTGATGCGGGAACTGGTAGGGGGTGATCAGGGCCCGATTCTTGGCGTCGTATTCAGCCCACGCATTGTCATCCCATGCCATGGGCTAGAAGTCCCCGGCGCGATCGGCCGCTTCCTGCTCTTCCTCTGTCAGTGATGGGGCAATGGCGGCCGCCGCTTCCTCTTGAGCCGCTTCAAACTCAGCCACTTTGAAGATCAAGGCGTTGAGCTCACGATTGACGCCCAGGGCCACCTGGAGCTCACCCTGCTGGAGGGAGCGCTGCAGCAGGGCCTCCATCCGCTCAACCTGAACAGATGCCATCCGAATGCGGTCGTAGTGGCTGATCGCTGTCACCGACAGCTCAAGGGCCTCGGCAACCAATCCAGAGGCCACCCGGGGGGAACACTTCCAGCCTTTGATGGCGGCGTCCATCAGCTGCTTTGGCCCGTACCCATCGCGCACCACCCAGCGATGAAGGGCATGAACCTGGTAGCGGCGTTCAGCCGCCTTTGAGATGGCCTTGACCTCAGCCACGGCCTGATGCTCGCGCCTGAAGTGAAGCTAGGACCAGTTCGTTACCGCCAAAGGCTGGCAGGTGCTTGGCGCAGGTAGCCAGGGCGGCTTGCTGGGCCTGCTTCTTCAGCTTCGCCGGGTTGCGGCCTTTCTTTGAATGGTGACCACGCTGCCGCAGCACACCGGAGATGATCGGGCTCGGCAGGCGATGGCGAACCGCCAGATCCACCACGCTTTCGCCATCCAGCCAACCAGCAACGATCCGATCCATCACCTCCACCTCTGGCGTTTCTTCAGGGAGCAGGTCACCGCGGCGGCGGCGGGAGATCGTGGCGGCGCGCTCGGGCCGGCCGGGCCTCGACTGGTCGTAGAGCCATGCCCCTATTGAGGCCTCACTTCGCCCCAGCGCCATGCCGATGATTGCCTGGCGCTGGCCCTGGGCCATCATTCGGCGGCAGGCTGAGGCCTCTGCCGTGGTCCACAGGTGTCCTCCCCTCTCAGGGCCTGGCCCCCTGGCTCCATTTCGCCGGATTGGCACCCCGGCATCAACGATCAATGCTCGAACACGGTGATAGCTGATCCGCAAACTACTGGCCAGGCTTCCGATCGAGGCCCCCAGGGCGTAGCGCTCGATCAGCAGCGGCACATTGACAGGCTGATCAGCCGGCAGGCAGCCGGAACCGCCCGCCTCCAGATCCAGGCGTTGCCGCCACCGCCGCCTGGCTTCTTCCGGCGATCGGCCGGCTTTGATGTCGCTGATGTGCCTGTAGATCGTGGGAAGGCTGCGCTTGGTTGCGGCGGCAATCTCTCGGGCACCTTGCCCGGCTTGCATCATCTCAGCGATCTGCTTCCGCTCCTTATCGGTGATCCGTGCCGCGCCTGTCGGCAATCGCCCGGCTCTTCTGATGTCCCTCATGTGGTTGTAGATCGTGGAGAGGCTGCGCTTGGTTGCGGCGGCAATCTCTCGGGCGCCTTGCCCGGCTTGCAGCATCTCAGCGATCTGCTCTCTCTCCTTATCGGTGATCCGTGCCGCGCCTGTCGGCAATCGCCCGGGTTTGATGTCCCTCATGTGGTTGTAGATCGTGGAGAGGCTGCGCTTGGTTGCGGCGGCAATCTCTCGGGCACCTTGCCCGGCTTGCATCATCTCAGCGATCTGCTTCCGCTCCTTATCGGTGATCCGTGCCGCGCCTGTCGGCAATCGCCCGGGTTTGATGTCGCTGATGTGCCTGTAGATCGCGGGAAGGCTGCGCTTGGTTGCGGCGGCAATCTCTCGGGCGCCTTGCCCGGCTTGCAGCATCTCAGCGATCTGCTCTCTCTCCTTATCGGTGATCCGCCAGGACCGGCCGCTCTCCCAATCCGCGCCTGCTGTCAACGGCCCAACCTCGCCAGCATTGATTCAGCAGCTCGAACCAGCCGCGCCTCTGTCGTCTCTTCCTCTGGCATTGCCTCGGCCAGCCTCACCATCAGCTGCTGGAACTCCCTCAGGTCTTCCTCTGTTGAAAACCTCAGCTTGACTTCGAGGCCGCCCGCGCTGGCTCCTTCCCCTCCCCCTTTATCGCCTGGAGGTGGGTCCAGGTCGCTGATCAGCGCTTTGAACTCATCATCGGTGAAGTAAGGACTGAGATCGAGGCCAGAGTGCTCTTCCAGCAGGGTGTTGAGAGCTTCCCCGCTGAATCCTGAGGTGTCTGACGAACGGTTGTCAGCAACGCCATACTCGGCCTTCTGTTCGGGATTTAGATCAGAACGCTGGACCGCCACCAGCGTGTTGCCATCTACCGGAACAATGAGCACCCGCTCAATCCCGATCGATGCGGCCGCCTCGGCGGTGCCGTTCCCGGCCAAGAGGGTCCCGTGCTCATCAATCACCACAGACCGGGCCGCGCCGAACTCAGAGAGAGAACGCTCGATCATCCCTGTGGACCGTTGCGTTCGACGCCGGGCGTTCTTCCTATCCGGCAGCAGCGCTGCCAGGGTTGTCATCGTCGTGGGTGGCAACGGCGGCAAAGTGGCGGGACGCTTGCTACTCATTGAAGGGAACCTGCTGGCATGATGTTACTCACTCAACAGCGGACAATTCAATTTTGGAAGCGGTCAAGACACGCCCTTTTGGCTTTTGCGTCTCTGACGGGATACTGAAAAAACACCCAGACAACTGGGAAATAGCGAAGACGTGGATCGAGAGTCTCTTTGACACCGGGTTTCTCTGGGCGACAACTGCGCGGCGGATGGGCTGTTATCGCATCACCCTCCAGCGATTCTGGGAGAATCCTGCGCTGCGTGGCAAGGGTCACCAGGAAACAGAAGCGCGGCTAATTGATGAAGTTGACTGGGCCGCTGGCCAACGATTGATCAATGCCGGCAAGGGTTGCAACGAACTGTTCGGGGGAAAGCAGCACACGTTTGATGGGCTCATTCGCTGCGGGGATTGCCGAACCCGACTGAAAAGAACCGATTGCAATACTGGGCCCGGGTGGCATTGCAGGAAATGCTATAGCCCAAAATATAAGGTCCACGAACTGATGATAAAACGAACCCTCTTTCAGGCCATGCAAAGCCGGCTGCCTCAGCTTGCACGGCTTTGCGAGCACCGCAACCCGATACAACTGGCACGGCAACAGGAATGGCTAAAACTGCTTGGTGATTATGTAAACATCGGGCAACGTCTTCAGGCGGTAGGGATGCGCAGGATGAAGTACCCCTTGATGGCCGTCAGAAACCAGCTGGCGATGGATCAGCTGGGTGAGCTCCCGAACCTCGAGCGGCAAAACTGGGTCGCCACGTTCAGCCAGTGGGGGGCCTGGGAGCAGGCCTCAGATCACCAGTGGCGACTCATCAGTACGTTCTTCATTCGCTCCCTCTATTGGGATCCAACCGGCGGCGGGAAAATCCGCCTCCAGCTCTTCAGGCCCGACCTTGTTGATCCAGCTGTCATGGAGCGCGACCAGCGCCCCGGTGAGAGAGGACTCTTTCCAGTTGACCACTTGCCGCTTAGCCATCCGGGCCTTGGCGCTTGAAGGCCGAACAATGGTAAAACCGGCCGCCGGCCTCGGGGAACTCGAAGTAGCAGCCAGCGGGCGCCGTCCAATGGATGCAAGCCGGGCAGCTGGTGGGGGCGTTCTCTCTGCGCTTCTGCTCCCTGGCCAGGATCGCTTCAGGCGTTTGCTTGCTGCAGTGCCGACACAGAAGCCCATGCGCACGGGTGGGGATGCCGCAGCTGTGGCAGTGCTTCACAGCTGGCGCTCCTTCTCCGGTAACCAGCCCCAAAAGCGCATAAAACGGCGCAGAGACTGACCAGCAGCGATGCCGGCGCCCTGGGGGCTGGCAGCTGCGAGAGCAGCAGACCCATCGGTGTAGACGCCAGACCGGTGCGGATAGTCGTCAGTGGCGAAAACCACCCAGGTATCGGGGCCGCCACCTTTCCCGGCTGATACGAATTGAACAGAGAGAGCCCCAGGGCAGGGAGTGATGGTCCATATCGAGCTAACACCCTCGGGAGGCAACTCGACACCTAGAGCAGCGGCCAGGGCTTCCTTGTAGGGCGATTCCGGGATGGCCTTGAGTTGGCGCAGGTCAGGCGTGGTCATGGAACCTGTGGAATCATGTAAAACGGCAGCCAATATCTGTAGTCAGCAATCCCAGGGCCGCCAAGATCCCTCCATCGAAGCAACTCCCAGCAATCGGAGTCATTTCTCCGTGGCCGTAGCAGGCCGGTTAGCTTGAACGTTCTGCCAAGAGATCGCGTTGCACAGTTTGCACGCGGCTTCGGGCGGTTTCACAGTGATCCGCATCCCGTTCGATGCAGACGAAGTGCCGGCCGGTCATGCGAGCCGCTTCGGCCAGCGTGCCACTCCCGGCGAAAGGATCGAGGATCGTCCCGCCTGGCGGGCAGACCACTCGGCAGAGTTGCGCGATGAGATCCACGGGCTTTTGCGTTTGATGCTCCTTGTCGTTAGCTCTCACGCGGTTGCAGCGCAGCACGTTTGCGGTTCCTTTGTTGTGGTATTTCGGACTTCCGGCGGTCATGTGCATTACCAGTTCATGGCGGGCGCGGAAGCCGTTCCCGAGTCCCATGTTGCCCTTGTCCCACACGATCAGGTTTTGATACCGGAAGCCTGTGGATTCCACGGCTGGGATCAGATTCGGGATCATGCGCCAATCGCAGAAGATCAGCAGCGACCCCTCGCCTTTCAGGAGCCTCATGGATTCCACCGCCATTTCACGGATCAGCCACACAAGCCCCGCCGTCCCCATGTTATCACCGACGAACCAGCCGAACTTACGGACAGTCTCAGTGCGTAGCCCTTGCCCTTTCGCTGCCGTCCGTTGCGCTTCACCCACGGAGCCGGAGCAGTAGGGCGGATCAGTGATGACGGCATCGATGCAGCCATCAGGCATCCCGCGCATGATTTGGAGACAGTCGCCGTGCAGGATCGAATCCAGCGGCAAAGAGGCATAACAAGAGTCTGATCCCAACGGGGACTCGCCTTGCAGTTCAGCTTGTGGGGTAATTTCCATGATTATCGTGTTGGCGGGGTGGCGCTGCCGTCCCCGTGGGATAGACAGGCGTTCTGTCTAAGAAATAGATCGCCCTGAGCGAGTTCCGCCTCGATCCGCTTCCGCGCCGTCTCGAAGTGGTCGGGGTC